CGCGAGGGCTAGTGCTGTAATTTTCATTAAAGTAATTTAAGGTTGCTTTGTGTAAGGTACACCGCGATACTTTAGTTGGATCTTTTTTTGCATAGATCTTCTCCATAGTACCACACCCCCGTTCCATGATGTGGTTTCATGCGCCTCAATTACTTGAGGTGAACGGACGCGGTAACCTGTGGCTTCTACTGCTTCGACAAGCGAGCCGCCATGTTAAGTGTCGATCGACCTAGAAAAGTCCAGGTATAATTTGACCAGTAAATAGGTAGGAGCCAATAGCTGCAACGAATCCAAGCATAGCCAATTGACCATTAACTCTTTCTGCATTATCAAAATAGTTAACGTCTAGTACTTCTACTTGTGGTTCGTTAGCATAACGATTGAAGCGTCCACCTTGTTCTGTTGTTGTAGTCATTAAGATAAAAATAAATTTAGGTTAATGGCCGAGGATGATAGGTCAGGTCGGCACAATGGGGTTAACCTATTGCGGGTGCTGTTAAAGCGACTTCAGTTGTCTCTACTGAAGCTAAGTCGAGTGGGAAATTGTGTGCATTTCTTTCATGCATAACCTCGAATCCAAGGTTAGCTCTGTTTAGTACGTCAGCCCATGTAGGGATTACGTTACCATTGGCGTCCAAGACGGATTGATTGAAGTTAAACCCGTTAAGATTAAACGCCATGGTTGAGACTCCCATAGAGGTAATCCATATGCAAGTGACTGGCCAAACAGCAAGGAAAAAATGTAGAGCCCGAGAATTATTAAAGCTGGCATACTGGAAAATTAACCTCCCGAAATAGCCGTGGGCTGCAACGATATTATATGTCTCTTCTTCTTGGCCAAACTTATAGCCATAGTTCTGCGATTCGTTATCAGACGTTTCCCTAATAAGTGAGGAAGTAACAAGACTTCCGTGCATAGCAGAGAAAAGAGCTCCACCGAATACCCCAGCAACACCGAGCATGTGGAACGGATGCATAAGGATATTGTGTTCTGCCTGAAATACGAACATAAAGTTAAAAGTACCGCTAATACCAAGAGGCATACCATCACTGAAACTCCCCTGTCCGAATGGATATATGAGGAAGACAGCAAAGGCTGCTGATACTGGTGCGGAATAAGCTACAGCAATCCAAGGTCTTGTACCTAATCTGTAACTAAGTTCCCATTGTCGTCCCATGTAAGCGCAGATGCCAATGAGGAAGTGCATGACAATGAGCTGATAAGGTCCTCCATTGTAGAGCCACTCATCGAGATTAGCTGCTTCCCAGATGGGATAGAAGTGCATTCCGATGGCGTTGGAGCTGGGGACCACTGCTCCTGAGATGATGTTGTTTCCATAGAGTAGAGATCCTGAGACTGGTTCACGTATTCCGTCAATGTCGACGGGAGGTGCAGCAATAAAAGCTATAATAAAACATGTTGCTGCTGTTAAAAGTGCGGGTATCATAAGAGTACCAAACCATCCCACATAGAGACGGTTGTCAGTACTCGTAACCCAGTCACAGAATTTATCCCAATTGGATTTATCTTGTAGGGTGATTGATGTCATGATGCTACTACTGCTGCTCCTGCTACTGTATCGTCAGCGGTATTACCTACCACTGCACTGCATTGTGTTACTTGAGCGGCTTTTGTACCGTTATCATTGTACGGTATAAACCAGCGATCGCCTGAAGCATTGACATAATACTTCACTATCATTGCATCATTTCTTGCGGATGGATCGTAAGATTTTGGTGCTGCCATTTGTTAAGCTTTTTTAGGTTTAGGTTTATTTTTTTTGGCTGCGGCTGCAGCTTTTTTACCCGCAGCTGTGTACGGGTATTTTTTTCCATTTACTTTTGGCATAGTTAAAATGCTACATCTGAACGTTCTAATTTTTTGTAGATGTCTTCTCGGTAAGCCGGATCTTTTTCATATCGTGGATCAGCTAAAGCTCTTACCACTTCGGCTTGACTTCTGAAAACATCTCCACTTGATTTAGGTGCTTTACCAGATAGCATTCTACCTTCATAACCTTCTGTCTGTTCGTACTGAGCTTTCAAACCACTGACTGCCATAGAGATAGCAGTAGCGTTACCGCTCTGAACTAAACTATTAAAAGCTTCTAACTTAGAATCTTCTAAAGTTTCTGATGCCCAGTTAAGTAGGTTGTTGTAAGCTGTTTCACCACCAACAGTGTTATGAATAGTGTTGACCTCAGCATCAGTTAAGTCCTGTACTTGAGGTGTTTGGTCTGGGGCATCGGCTTGTATTTCTAAGTAAGCATTGATTAAATCACCGCTGCTTATCTCAGAAAACTTAGCCATAGTTTCTTCAGATAGTTTGTTACCATTTGCATAGTACTCATCTGAAGCCTGTTTAATTAAAGATACCCCAGGGCTTTCTTCTTTCTCAGGTTCAGTAGGTTCTTCTGATACTTCAGCTTCACCTTTGTCTTCTTCGTTAGAGCCAAGTTTCTTCTGCAATTCAAGATATGCTTTTTCTAATTCTTCAGCAGTCTCAAATTTATTAGCATAAGATTTTACTTCTTCTTCACCTAACTTTTCAGCCACCTTTAGTGCTTCTTGCTCTGCTTCATTTAATTCAGGAGCATCTGCTTCGGTGGCATTATACGTCAGTGTTTCCGTCATTCTTTATTCCTTGGGCAGTTGTTACTTTTAAATTTCCTAAGCCAACAGTTGTTACTAATTCAGGGTCTCTACCTAAGGTAGGTTCTCCTACAAGATTAGTTGGCTTAGCTATATCTGTATCAGATACTAAAGTCTTTGGTTTACTTACTTTAGGGAGGGGTTTCTTCCTAACCCGTTTGGGTCGGCTCGCCTTCGCTTGGGTCATTTCCGTCGGTTAATTCTGGGTTTTTACTTGGGTCGTTAATAGGTGCTGACAACATTGATCCAGCTTGTTTTACTAACTCTTGTTGTTGCATAGCTTGTTGTTGAGCTTGAAGTTCCTGTTGCATCTGTTCTTCAGATTTAACAAGATTCAATACATCGATACCTTGAGCAGCAGCGAGTCGCTTAATGTACTCACCAGGATCAAGGAACTTAGCCATGATTTCTGGACCCATTGTCTGAGCAATAGTTGTAATAAATTGAATGAGACTTTGTTGATCTTGTCCTCTGCCTAAGGCATTGACACCAGCAACAATCTGTGGACGTACCATATCCTTAGGGATCTTAGGTATCTCCTTGTTACGTTGTAAGATATGTAAAGTTCTATTCAAGTATGGTACTAAGAACTCAACAGTTAGCAAACTAAATAGTCCACCTAATTGTTGTTCAAGTTCCATCTGCGTGAGGCGTACCTCTTCCGCAGTTGTGCGTTCACTTTGCCTTACTTGTAAGACTAAGAAACCGTCACTAATTCTACGCTCTAGCTGTTGGATTTGTTCGGCAGCTGTTCTGAAATCTGCAGTCTTTCCAACTTGGATTACTGCTACATCGTCAGGTCTACCTTGAACAATTGCACCGTTACCAGCTTTAGCTATAGTCGCTGGTTTTGTAGTTGATGATGGTGATACAAGGAACACTACCTTAGCAGCTGCTGCAGAGCCTTCTACAAGTGCCTGAGAGAGTCCCTCAAGTGATCGTATATCACCAAGGAATTCCTCAACTCTACCTCTTCCATAATCTTCCCCATCGACTGTGTTAAATCTTAACACTAACCAAGGACTTGTATTTTTAGGAGCTGTACTACGGCTACCTGGAAGGATCATATCAAATGCTTCCTGATGCCATACCCATCTACCATTGTCATCGAGTCGGACGTAGGTGTATACCTCAACGTCATGATCGTCAGATCCTGTCGTATATCCATCATCCCCAGGGGAATTAGGTAAAGGTTCTGGCAGATCTTGGCCGAGAATCTTACGACTAATGAGTTCCTTTGTTATAATCTCACATACATTACCGTCACCGTCTCGATCTACAACGAAACGATTGAGGGGATAGTTTTTGAGACCATCTTTGCCCATAAATATCAAGGCATTACCAGAGACAATTAAATGTTTAAGTGCTTGATGCACTACCACTCTGTCACTAGAAGCATTGATATAATCCATAACCATTCTCTCCATTTTAGAGAATGATAGATCCAGTTCACTCTTAACTTCCCGTGGGAATTCAACACCTAGCTTGTCATCTCTAACTTGTAACTTAAAGAAAGTTGTTTGAGGTGGTAGTAAAGCAAGCATTAGTTTAGCTGCTAAGTTAACTACCGACTTGGCACCTATTGATTGCCAAGGAGTTGCTAGTTTTTGATGCGTTGGTCGTGAACTTAAGTCCTCTTGTATAAGATAAGGCAGCGTTAATCTGGAACACTCAACAGCAGTATCAAGGAACTGAGACCTGCCTCTAGTTAATTGAGAGTACCTTTCACGTGCTTTCATAGTTTACCCTGTTGGTGGAGTTATACCTTGTGGGGGTGTAGTTGGTGTAGTCGGACCTGCTACAGCACCGAACTCTTTGACACCTCTTTTAACTCTTTGTACTTCCAAAGCTCTTTTCTTTTTCTGAGCGAGTATCTCATCCTCAGATTTTTTCTTCAATAGTTGAGGAGTAGGGGTATCAGCTTGAGGTGATACTGCCCTTAAAGTAGGGGCTATTGCTTGACGCTTAGGCATTGGAGGAGCTTTTTCCTTACCACCACCAAATCCTAAGAAGTCTAAGACTGCATTTAAACACATTTAAATTTCTTCCTCCATGAGATTTTTTATATATTCTACCACGCTGGCCTGACCAGCGCGATACATGATTGATTCAACAGGTTCTTTAGGGTGGACAGGATTCCATTTGAAATTGTCTTCTAATTTTTTTAGCAGTTGATCTACACGTTCGTTGTGTAGCTTAAGCGTATTTAGGGAGATTGACATTAGAATGCTCAAAGAACGCTGGCATCCTAGCTCGCCGTGTGTCAGAAAATTCTGGGGCTTTGCCCTCATACATCAAGCGATCGCTAGCATCCAGCCAAAAATTTTTGTCCAAATATTTATCGGTAGTATTTATACCTAGGGGTTGGAAAACCCAGTTAATGGTGGCCTTCCTAAGTTTATCCAAAGATTGACTAGGAGTAAGACCCATATCAGCACATACGAGGCTATTAGTGGCCACGTGTATTTGTTCGTCTCTGGAAATATCAGCTGATACCGTTCTAA